TACAAGTATATTGTTTACCAGATAGTCACAAGCGATATTATGTAATGTAGGTTGACGATCTTCACGTCTTGTTAAGTGGTCAAATGCACAATGAAGTATCTCATGTGCAATAACAAATTCGATTTGTTTTTCAGACAGTGCATTAAAAAATTGTGTATTGTAGTACAAATGACGTCCGTCTGTAGCCGCAGTTGGACACCAATCATCACAAGACTGTATCTTAAGTCTTGTTGCCATATTACCAAAAAATGGATGTCTTAGAAGCAAGCCTACTCTTGCAACAACAATCTTATCAAGAACCTCTTTAGACATTACCTCCAATTCTTCTGGAGTAAGTTCTTTTGGGACAAAACTTTTTGTATCTAGTGCCATAGTCGTCTCCTTATTTTGTACTTATATAGTACATGATATTGTGGAAGATGTCAAGGAAAATGGACATTTTTTTAGGGAGAAATGTCCAAAACTCCATATTTTATGCCTGTTGTGCTTTGGTAACATACTTACCAAAACGATCATGAAACTCATCAAAGCATTCAACTTCGTCTGGATCAATTGGTAGGGCATACTGAGTGAGGGCTAATTTGACACCCATTACAACCAATTCAGTTTCAAAGTTATCCATCATAAAACGTAAAAACCTGTCAACCATGTTGTCAAAGTCTTTGTCGCCTTTGTCGGACGCTTCTTTCAGTTCATAGCAGAGCGAGACCGTTAAGGAATACATGGCACTGATTTCTTTGGTCTGTAACTCTTTTACCTTTCCTGATAAAATATCAGTAGGGTTAGGCATTTGTGATGCAACCTTACGGTGTGCAACGAACTTGAGAGCGAGGCCTTCGCCTACACAACCTGACACAAGATCTGTGGTTGTTTCTTCGTCAAGTTCATCTTCAAGAAGTTCACTCACAAAACTCCATGTTCGTGGAGTAGCAAATGATCTACTTGGAGATTTCGGATCAAAGTCGTATAAGTCTTTTTTACTAAACTGCAAAAATCCTACAACGTCTTTGTGTATTCTGTTGTCTACCGCCCAAGTAAACCAGTCATCAAAATCAACTGCAAGCTCTAAGTGTACAAATCGATTTGAAAGTGGAGCAGGCATTCTATATACAACACCTTTATCTGCTTCACGGTTACCTGCGGCAACAATTAAAACGTTATCTGGTAATACATAATTACCAACACGTCTGTTAAGAATAAGTTGATAAGCTGCTGCCTGTACTGCCGGCGCCGCTGAATTCATCTCATCCAAAAATAAAATAATCCATTTATGTTTTTTTGCCAATTTTGCATCTGGAAGATCAACTGGCGGTGCCCATTTCATAGTGTTATCATTTGCGGCATAATAAGGGATACCTTTGATATCTGTAGGTTCCCATAATGACAAACGAATATCAATTACAAGTGCCTCCATGTAATCACCAATTTGGTGAACGATATCCGATTTACCAATACCTGGAGGTCCCCAAATGAAGATAGGACGTTTCTTCTTCATTGCGTGGGTAATTCGTGTTTTTGCTCTATTTGGGCTTAGTGTGCGAACTGCAACATTTTCCATTTTGTACTCCTTTTCAAAGTCAGTGCCTAATTTCTAACTATATATACAGTATAGCATCACTAGATATAAAGTCAACCTGAATGTTACCAAAAAGTTTAGGATTGTCTTTTCATTGCTTTTACAAGCCCATATTTTCTCAAATCTCCTGCAAAAAGATGCAGTTCTAATGACTTCTTTTCGTCCGTAACAAATATACTTGTTTTAGATAAAAAATATGGACAAGTAATAAACTTGTCAAGGAATATAATGGTTTGTGTTGTAATTGGTTTATCTTTTGGATAAGGAACTTCGTAAAATCTCAAATCTAGCTTTTCTATAAGAAAATCAAAGCCGTCTGATGTAAGACGCAACCCGCCTGTGTCTTTCGACCTAGTGTTTTGCCACCAAAGAGGCATATACTCTTTAAGCGTAGCATCTGTAATAGCTAGGTTTGCTTGTTTTAAGAAAATTTTTGTGTATGTTTCTTTTACGCTCATTCTTTCACTTCTTCACCCTTGGTCAATTTAATTACTTTGAAATCCTCGCAATTGAACATGTCGTTTAATTTTTCAGCTAGATTGTGTGCATGACCTGGATTAGAAAATGAAACTTTTTTATATTTTGGACCCGGATATTGGGTGAGTGAATTAGAACTTTTTAAATTGAACGGTTTGCCTTTGAAAAATACTGCCCATATGGCTTCTGCGTCAAGTACCTGTTCAGAACGATAGGTTTTTTTATCAATATGTTCTAATAATACATTTGGCTTTGGTCTACTCATATACGTATCCTTAATTATATACGTATATATTTATCTCTTTTACCAGTCTTTCCCGCCATCCATTTGTACTTGAATGACTTCATCTTCTTGTGGATTTTTTTGAATAAGTTCTTCTAAATTTCCAGTAAGTCTAGCTAACACAATACCAAGTGTGTACGAAAGATTTTTAGCAGTATCTATATCCAGTTTTACGTCTCTAGAGTTACTAGCATCTGCCGCTTTAACCTGTTTTATAAACTGTTCTATACTTGAAGTATTAATCGGTTCTTTTTGCATTAGCTTTACTTAGTGCCTCTCTCATTTCAATCTTTTGTTTGAACGGACCTTTGTATTCATATTTTTCTAGTGTCATCAGTTTAGGACAAAAACTTTTTACCCAGCCTTTGTCAAATTTAATTATATAGTATCCTGCACAATACAAACTTTTTGATTTGAAACTTTTAGTAAAAAGAGGAAGTTTATTTTGTACATCATACAATGTATTGTAAGGAATATTACTGGTAGGATATCCATGTACTTCTTTACTGTCAATCACAGTAATATCTAATTTATTCCATTCAATAGGTTTACCAATATCAGCTGTGACTTCTGATTCTTTATCAAAAAATCTTGTTCCTTTTGCATCACTTAACAGATATTTTTCATCTGATAAAGATAGTGTTGCAACTTTTTGTCCATCATCTTCAAGAATCCAAAATTTTCCATCAATGATTTCTTTAGCTTTTACACCCATATGTTACTCCTTTATTGTTTGTATCTTGCATTAAGCGGTTCAGCATATAGTTGTGCTTGTTCACTTACACGTTGTAAGTCCCACTTTGCACAGAATTTCATTAGTTTCATACCAACTTGTGAAACCTCTTTTGTTTTTACATTTTTAATTTCTTCATCTATAATAGATCTAATTTCACTAGGTTGTGCTGATAAGTCACAAAGTGTGACATTACGGTTATAATCATCTAACACACGATGTTCTACGCCATCATGGTCAACCCATCGTTGTAGCATCATGTTATTCCAATTATAACCTTTTGTATTTTTATCTTCAAATGCTTCTATAAGTCCTACTTTGTTACGTGTACCTTTTTTACGAACACCAGGATATGCACTAAAAACATTGTCGCTAGTGTCACCTCGCATACATTTTTCAAACAACATGAATTCAGGATCAGGTGCCGGCCTAGGTTCTCCTGTTTTTTTATCTAAAACAGGCTTGCGTTTTTTATCGTCAAAGTATCCTTCGTGTGTGATAATTGTATTGCTTACTCCATTATACTGTTTTACATTAGGTGCAATAAGTTGTGCAAAGTCGCCGTCTGTTGAAATAATAACATGATCGTCATTAGGATGTGCTTGTACCCAACCTGCAATAAGATCGTCTGCTTCTAGTACAGGATTGTGTAGGACAGTACAGTTAGTCTTGTCTGTAACAAATTCTTTAAACAAATCGAATGTTTCCCAAAACAGTTTGTCTTCATCTTGTTCTTTTTCAGTCAGTGCAGACCTAGCATCACTTCTATTTCTTTTGTAAGGTTCGTAAAAGTCTTTACGCCAACTACGCCCTTCTAAACAAAATACAACGTGACTACCGTCAAAATCATTCCATGCTTTTTTCACACTGTTAAGAGAAATATGCAAAGCCATGCCGATTTTTGTAGTCAAATCGCCTCTTATAACATGTCTTGCACGAAAAAATGTATTTGCAGTATCTACAAGGATATATGTACTCATTGCCAAAGATTCCTCATTCTTTTTGTAAACAGTTCAAAACTTTGTTTTAGGGGGATTTTAGGATAATAATCTTTTATACTCATGCCACGTTGTGCTTCATCTCTTATTTTGTCTCTTCTATCTGAATCAAGCACTTCTGTTAGTTTTACTCTGTTGTTTGTTCTAAATTTTACAGCCATTAACGGGTCACCACGTTTAAAACTTATTGTATCTACATCTTTACTCATAAAAAAACAAAAGTTTGTAGGATGTATCCATTTACTAATATTATACTCACCTATAACATTTTGCAACCGAATATCTACCAAAGGCACATCTAATACTTCCATTATCACATCTGGCTGTTTTGTAATAAAATGATACTGTAAATTAAAATGTATCATAGGTTGTCCGTATAATAAACCTGGTTCTGCACCACCTATTTGCACAAAACCATTTAAAGGTTTTCCTTTTTTGTCATTTAAAATTTCAAATTTTTTATCATCTAATCTTCGTATAGTCCAATCTAATGGACTTGTAATTACAAATACATTTTTCAGATAGTCTTGTACTACAGGACACATAAGGCTTTTTAATTCTGCTAGACTTCGTAAATACTTTAGTGCAGGCACTGGCTCTTGTACAAGGCAATCTAGCTCGTACGGCATTGTTTGTCCTTGCATGCCTTCTAATAATCCAAAGTATTCTATTTGTGTCAACTTATTTTCCAAAACACTATTGACCTTTTTTATACATTTCTACTTGGCTTAGTACTTTAGGATGTTTCTTATTGAAATCTAACTCTACTTCTGCACAGGCCAAATAATCTACTTCTATTTTTCCAAACTTTTTTGTTCCATGATCTAATAGGCCGTTTAGTATATCAGCTTGGTATTCATTATAGAATAATTTGCACTGATCATAGGATTGAAAAGTTATTTGCCAACTGTAAAGATTTTCTGTTTTCTGAGGGTCGCCTGTATATAACAATGTAGCGAGAAAAATAACTGTTATTCCTTTCATTAGCTTACCTCTGATTTGTCTTTGTCTATAGGCTTAACATTAATATACCCGATTTCTCGCTGTGTGTCAAGTCCTTCTTCCTCCAAAATCTGTATTGCAATAGTTCTAAACCAACCATTTACAATTTCTTCGTTAGTTTCACCTGAATATCCTGCATCAACTAGTTGCTCAATAAATTCATTATTCCAATCAAGTTCAAAAAATCCATTTTTAATATTTTCAGGATTTACTTGTGTATCAAGTACACCAACCCAGGGTTTGCCTTCAGCAGTAGCTTGGTCTTTCTCTTTTTGTAAAATAGCTCGTCTTTGCTCTTCTACAGGAATTTCTTTTTTTTCTTCTGTAATTTTAGGCTGTACACCTAGTGCCTTTTTGAGTTTGTCCCAATTCATATTAATCCTTTCTCTCTTAACTCTTGGTCAAGATCTGATTTGTTTATTTCTGCCTTCATTGCCTTTTCATGTTGTTTATTTTTGTATTTCATATCTTTATCAAGTTCCCCAGGCATTTCCGAATAGGCTGATGTGGAGTCTTGGTGTGAAGCGCCAACCTCGCTCCATACATGCTTCGGCGACTTCTTTAACATTGAGGTTATACTCTTCCGAACGTCCTCCAAGCGGCATAAGATATACTGGACATTCAATCCCTGCATTCCTATATTCTTGAACAGCTCTAGTAACTTCATCGAAATCATCATTAGTAGCGACAACAAACTTGAAATAAATGTCACTACCGTCAACATTGCTATACTCACGAGCGACATCAGGTTTAATAGCAGTGTCCCAAGGTTCTCCTGAAACTGAAAGTTTTGGGGAACATGACCACGTGACTGAAATTCTTTTATGATCGTTAAGATAGTTGAAGAAGTCTTCGTGTAATGTTTGTGTAGTATTTGTTTCAAATGTAACATTTTTTAAGTCCTTCATGCGTGGATGTTCAAATAACTCGATGTAGAGCTTCTGCCACGCTAATAAAGGCTCTCCACCTGTCATGATCAAGTGTATGTCTTGACCATTGTCCATTGTCCATTTGCCTTCTGGTAACAACGAAAGAAGATGCTCGACAACTTCATCTACTTCTTTCAGCATGTTAAAATGTTTAAATTCAGGATAGATACTTGCATAAGTATCACATCCTGTATGTATAATAGGCAAATCATTAAACTCTTTTGTATCTTTATGTACACCAGCGTCTATTAGTGCCTTAACTTCTGCATTATGTTTTTTTCCTGCTTTATGTTGTTCCCATCTGTCTCTTGTTTCATCTGTACCAAAGTTCATGCAACGAAAGTTACAACCGAAGGTACGTAGGAATACACTTGGTACTCCTACAAACTTGCCTTCGCCTTGTACACTATAAAACGCTTCTGAATATCTAAGTTTCATATTATGCTCCACATGCAAACTGCTGTTGTAGTTTGATATTGTCCATGAACTCTTTCTTAGTACTTGGATCTTCACCAAACGCACCACGTAGTACAGTTGTCTGTGTAAGACTGCTGTGTGCGCCAATTCCTCTGTTTTCACAGCAACCATGTGTTGCTTGAATGTATACACCTACGTTTTCAGAACCAGTTGCTTTTTGTATTTCATTCGCAATAACATTGTTAAGTTCTTCTTGCAGTGTGCCACGTCTAGCACACCACTGTGCAATACGTGTATACTTAGAAAGTCCAATAAGTGTGTTAGCGGCAATAATACCAATGTATGCTACACCGTTAACTGGCTGATGATGATGCGAACACATACTCTTTAGTTCGCTTCTTACAACTAGCATACCCTTGTAACCGTCATCTACATGGTTAGGAAATGCAGTTGCGTTAGGCATTGGATCATAACGTCCTGCCATAAGTTCATTGATATACATCTTTGCAAGACGTCTACCAGTGTCCATACTGTTAGGATCATTCACAATATCAATGCACAGGCTTTCAAGGACGCTCTCAAACTTAGGTGTAAGTTCTTCAATAAGAGCTTCCTTGTCACCTTTTTGCATAACATATGATATATTATCACCTGCCCAATAACGCACTCCTAATTCTTCAAGGCGTTGTTTTAGTTCTTTACTTTTTGTCAAATTTCTTCTCCGAGTTATAGACGAGGATGTCTCTCATCATGTTTATATTATATGATATATTTAGGTTTTTGTCAAGTAAATTATCCAAAATACTTGTTCAACATCTCTAAACGATCATCTGCAGCGGCCATTTTATCCAATTCTTTTTGGATAGTTTCAATAATATCGGAATGTTCACCGATACCTACAACCTTTTCCATATAAACATTAATGTTCGTTTTATGCAACTGAATTTCTGCTTCGGCATGTTGCTTAGCCGCTTGTATTAACTGTTCCTTCACCATAAGTCTCCTTTTGTTTATAGTTTCCCTTTTCTGGTATTACGTGTCTTACGCCGCCGCGTGGGTCATCCATGTCACCTTTGCGACGTGGAATTAAATGTACGTGGGGCCACATTACAGTTTGTCCTGCAGCCTCTCCACAGTTTTGTCCTAAGTTAAAAGCATCGCAGTAACCTGATTGCATCCAATCATAGCCCCATGCGTATGCTGCCTTATAACACTTACTTAAATGTTCCCAATCTTGTTCTTTAGGAACAAAAAGAATATGTCCTTCTGTAACAGGATATCCATCTCTGTAAACAGTGTAGTCTCTAGTTTCTATTACAATATCTGTCCAAGGTCCTTGCATACTATATTCCAAAATAAAAATTAAATAAACCTATAAGTAGTATGGTTGCTAATGCACCGTTCAACATGGTAAGGGCTCTATCATGCCAAAGCATACCTACCCAAAACCATCCTAATGTACCAACCAAACTAAAATACAAATCAATCAACGGTATTGTACCAACACTTCTTGCCGCCACTGCTACTAAAATAAATGCACTTGCCACCCATTTTACATACCAAGATAAATCACCTTTAGGTGTAACTTTTTTATAGACACGACTGCTGTTTAGAGCTTTGATTTTTTCATCTAGCTTTTGTTTTATAGGTTCAATCGTTTCTTTATTCATTTCTTATCTTATCTTTTTCCAAACTTAACTTATCCTTGTAGCTCATTATATAAGCCGCACCACCTAGTAAAACAATAGCACCTGCTTCTGCTATAAGCATCCAAGGATCTGCTTCTTTTGAATGCAGTACAATCAATCTACAAAGGGCGGTCATTGCAATAATAATTGGCAGTGTAACAGGTATTCTATTGCTAATATAAAATGCACCAACCATTCCTATAATTTCTGCATAGATGAATAGAAGAAATAGATCTCCAAGTTCTACATGCATTGCCAGTACCATTTCGTAAACATCCGTTCCTGCGGCAAACATCGTGAGAGCTCCTATAACTGCAAGAAGTAATTTTTCACTATAAAAAGTTGTCCAGTGTAAACTTTTATCTATCTTCTTTCTTTCTATTTTAGGCATAAAATTCTTCTTCAACATATCTTTTTAACTCATGATCACCTATATTTTCAGGCACAGTGTTTTTATAAAATAACTCATAACTGTCAGATCCATACTTTCCAATACCATATAATTGTGTTGCATCATTACCGTCCCATGTTAGATAGTCTGAACTCATTCGACGCAGTCTTTTTTCTCTAACATTAACCATACCTAATGGTTTGATTATAGATTTGATTGTGTCAGGTGTTGTATTTAGGTAATGTACAGGTGTGGGACAAATACCAAATAGGATAGGAAGAACACTTTTTACTTGTTTTCTTCCTGTTTGATTTAGACAGATAACACCAACCATATGTTGCCAACTGTTATCTACTTGCTGTTGCACCATAAGATCATCACGCATGATATTCACCTACATTCTCCCAAGGATATACTAACCATACATCCTCTTCTGCTTTGTTAACTTCGTCACAGCTATAAGATACTGTGTGTTCAAACTCGGATGATACATTATCAGTTAGCACTGCCCAACGAACATTTTCACCCCAAATATCTTCCCATGCTTCACTATCTGGTATACAAGCGTCTTGCCAATCTTTTTTAATCCAATTGAAAGTAGCACCAGTATCATTAATGTCATCCACAATAAGAATATTTTTACGTGCCTTAGGATAACTTCTACCATCGCTATAACCAAATGCATCTTCAGCCATCCAACAGTTTGTTTCACTTCCGTGTCCGCTATCATCACGTAAACTCACTTTTAATGCTTCACAACGGATCCCAGTCATGTTACTAATGATAGTAGCAGGTACATTACCGCCACGTGTAATACCTACAA